CAGGCATCCTTACCGTCAACTATGTAGGTTTTGCACTGCCATACAACTTTCTTTGAGGTATTGGTGCAGTTCCATTGTCGTCTTTTAAAAATGTTCCCGCAGTTGCCACAAAACACTTTAGCGCTAAACGGATATTTGCTACTATATTTATGCCTATCTCCCACCAGATTTCCCTTGAGTAATGCTCTTCGTTCCTTCTCATCCTGAACCTTGTCAAATATCTCTTTGGATATAATCGGTGGGTGATTTTCATTGACCATATACTGCAGTGCTTGACCTTTATTCGCCTTGCGCTTATGGGTGAGGAAATCAACAGTTATAGTTTTTTGTAAAAGTGCATCTCCATAATATTTCTCATTTTGCAACATTCCGCATATTGTTGAATCCCACCATTTTTGCTTCCCTATCACCGTTCTTATTTCATCCTTCATTAACCCTTTGGCAATGGAATTATAGCTTTTACCGTCAAGGTATTCTGTGAATACCCTGCGAACCAGTTCTGCTTGTTCTTCATTTATCACAAGTTCTCCATCTTCATTTTTATCATAGCCTAGAAACCTTGTGGTATTGACTATCACTTTCCCGCTTTCAAACTGTCTTAGAATTCCCCACTTGGTGTTCTCTGATAATTTTCTACTATCGTCCTGCGCCAAGCTGCTAAGAATCGTGAGCAACACTTCTCCTGTAGTATCAAGAGTATTGATGTTTTCCGTTTCAAAATATACGGCTATATCTTTTTCCTTCAACTGCCTGACATAATTCAAGCAGTCCAAGGTATTTCTTGCGAATCTGGAAATGGATTTAGTGACAACCATGTCTATCTTCCCAGCCTTACAGTCTTCTATCATTCGTTTAAAATCAGTTCTCTTCTCAGTGCTCGTTCCTGAGATACCTTCATCGGCATAGATATCAACCATCGTCCAATTACTTTTACTATTAATATAGTTGGTATAATAATTAACCTGTGATTCAAAACTCGATTCCTGTGCCACATTATCTGTGCTGACCCTGCAGTATGCGCACACCCTTTTCTTTGCCCCCAGGGGTAATCCCTTAACCACCTCTAGTGGTATTATTGGAATTACGGTTACAACTTTCCTTGCAGTTGCATTAGCCATTTGATTCCCTCTCTCTTTCCTATATATTCCTTTTGTGGTGACATGATACAATTGCTTGGGCAACTAATCAAGTCAAAAAGGACTTTCTATTCTCATTATCTATAGCAGTAAATTCCTGCTCGGTGATCAGATTTTTCTCTTTCAACATGGTCAATATATTTACGCTCAATCTATAATTGATATTAGATTCGTTTATCATAAATACAAACTCTCCCTTTCATTCACTTATAAAATTCTATAAAGAAAGAGCAGGATATTTCACCCGCCTAGAAATTTAGACTACAAAAAAGGCTAAGTGAATTTAGAAACACTTAGCCAGAAATTGCCTATATAATTTTAGATCCTTAAATTAAGCCTTTTAAAAGTACTGGCTTATCAATATACAATAATCGATTGCTACGGTCATAACATCTCAATGTGATTGTATATGGGTAGCCCAAACATTTAATAGTGCAGCTTGTATCATTTACAATAGCAAAAGTATATTTCGTAGTCGGGGTAGCGCCTGGTATTAATTCAAAATCCAGTTGGCTATTCGGCACATCTACTCCATTAAGTTTCCTGTTTCCCACAAATGTTTTTGTTGAATTGCTTACTATAGAGACACCTATGGCATCTGGAATATCCACAGTATAGTTATTTTGTGGAGCAGGAACTATTGTAATTGCTATAGTGCTTGTTGCAGCACTCTCTAACCCATTATTCAAGCCTAATGTTGCTGTTATATTGACGCTCCCTGTATTCAGAAAAGTTATTTTTCCTAAAGCATCTACTGTAGCTTTTGTTATATCTGAACTTGTAAAGCTGATTAGGGGATTCACTAAAGCAGAAATTACTCCACCAATGGTTACAGCAGCCCACATATTAAGCTGAAGTGTTTGCGTTACTCCCATTTGTATATTGCTTCCATTGGCTATGGTTAAAGCATAGTGAGCTAATAATTGAGTGTCGGCTATTTCATTAACTTGGTCATCATTACTACCAAAAGCAACTTTTTCACAATAAAGTGTTCTTAATCCCAAATGCTCCGTTGTAAATCCATCAACCTTCCACTTAGCCCCCATCTTAATAAATTCAAGATTAATCCCAATTCTTTTAGCTAGATCAGTATCTTGCAAAACTACTTTTAAATTACCTGACCATACACTGATTGTAGGAGAAGTTGTGATTGATTGTGTGGCTGGTTCGAGGAGCACAAGAAATATCTGTAATTTATTATCAATGATAACCTTAATGCTTTATAATCTCTTTATCATCTTGATAGTTAATGACGCTGGTGGAATCTATAAGTAACGCCTTTGCAGAAGCTCCATTGTATATAATATCCTCACCTTTTTCAAAAATGAGGAAATCGAACATATCATCAATTAGAAGTTGCATCGTTACACCTGCCTTCTCAATTGATACAGATCTATTTCCATATAATCGCTATATGTTTTTATCTTTATGACCTTAAATATAATCCATTAGCCTTTATAAATGTGGTTAAATCTATGATTGGCTCGATATAATCTATGAATAAACGCTTGCTAATATCTAATTTGAGTTTTTCAATTTCTATATATGTAGTTCGTTGTCCTTGTGGCTCTTGAACGTCTCCATAGATTTGTTTGATAGGTGTGTTTGTAGGGCTATTGCCTAATATTTGTATTAGAGTATCCTCAAACATGCTTTTGCCCCCTTACGATAAAATAATGTTCGGCAGTGGTAAAGTTCCTGCAATACTTGGAGGGATCGCTTCTTCTATGTAAGTTTTACTTCTAGAGCCTTCAGTCATATCTTTAAGTCCCAAAGACTTCTTATTTTGATAGAAGTACAAAGCTAACTCTGCCGTCTGATTTATCAAATTTGCGGCTAAATAATCGGCTTCAGATATTACACAATATTTTATTATGGTGTTGACAGCTTTTGTAATATAAAAATTTAAAAGAGCATCGCTGCTTGTATCCGAAGGATCTATCTGCAACAGAACTTTTAATAAAGTTAGAGTATCATTCATTAAATTACCTCCCTCGATCAGATGAAAATAAAGGGGTACAACCTGTGCACCCCTTTACTGAATGTATATTAGCTATAGGCAATTTCTGCAACAACCGCATATTTGGGCATTACAATCTTTGCTCCCGAACAAATTTGACCCATTGCTATATCGCTGAAACTATTAGAATTGTATTGACTCTCTATTACTTTGTTTTCTGCGAATCCAGTAACATGCGCCAATGTGCGACCTGCAACAAAGGCTAAACATTCCCATGAATCGTTGACAGTTGCAACTTTCTTGATTGGTACGTCAACCGACTGAACAATAATTAAGTTACCTACGGTTGTTACATAGCCATTAATAATATTACCTGCTTGTTCGTAAGCTAATCTGATTGTATTATCTTTAGCAAGCAACCCTGCGATTCTTGGAGGTAATACAACAACTCTGCCAACCACTGGTATTTCCAATTCTGTCATTTTAACGTCTAAATCAATTAGGTAATCATAGATATCAGTTTTATCGACGGTTGTTTTAGTAATGATGTGTGTTGGATCAAGAACGTCAGCATACTTGGATAATACAAGATTATCTGCATCCCTTGCAATCTGTACACCAATATCATATAAAGCCTTTTCAAACATTCCTGTAGGCATACCCTCCGCGATATCCTTATGTTGGATTTCAAATTTGTAGTTTTTGTCTCTTTCAATGGTTAGTAATAAAGCCGTAGAATTCAACTGGTCAGCTTGTCTATTTAAAGGATTTGTTGCAGTATCATAAAGTGTAGGAGGAACTAAAGTATTAATTCTTACCGTTGTGCCTAGACCCTTTACCTCTCCTTCATATTCGGTCGTACAAAACTGTCTAACTATGGATAAGTTTCTCTGTGCTAAAAGCACCTCTCTTGATACGGTTTCTTGTAAAAAATTATTAGCCATGTAAATCACCTATTCCTTTCAATTTTGAGTTTTTATTTGATTAACCCTTGTCTGTATGATTCCTGAACTTTTGCCTTATTTTCGCTATACCAATCTAGGTTATTTTTGTTTTTATCGTATTCGGCTTGAGTAATGGTTCCTGTTGTTACCGTTTTATCATTAGCCGGGGGAACATAGGAACCTTCTTTTAAAATAGATTCTCTAACTGATTGAGTATAAGATTGCAAAGACTTCTCCAATGCAGATAAATTAGTTAAGGTAGCTTCTTCATCCTGTCCTAAAAAGTAATTCACTAAATCAACGGGTAATTTCTTTTCAGTAGCCACCTTTAAGCCCTTGTTCATTAAGGTTTCTCTAACCTTCTCCTTTTCCAGTGCTTCGAACTTATTCTGCAGCTCTTGAAGTTTTAAGTCCTTTGGGTCTTGCAATGGATTCAATTTCTTCATTTCTTCCTCAACCACTTGCTAAGATTGTTTTGTTTGAATGTTTCTATACCTTTAGTGACTTTACTATCAGCGTAAGAATTGAGATACCTTTTACCATCGTCATTTGCTTCTAAGAAACTTTTAACTCCATCAAGTGAAATTAATCCCTTAATGTAGCCTTTAACCTCTTCGTTTTCCTGGTTTGCTTCGAAATAACTTTTTACCTCATCAAGATTTTCAATTGCCATAATTCTTCTCCTTCTGCCCTTGACAGTTCTTCCCCTATCAAGTTCAATTTTAGTAATTTATTCTTTAACGTCTGTAAATTCCGAAAAAAGACAATAAAAAAAGACATCGCTAAATGCCATCTCTACGCTTGAATGTATCTCCAGGGGCTATCTAGTTTTTCTTAAATAAAGCTTTCTTTCTTGCCCGTTAATCATTACCCATTACTCCAATGTTAATGTTGGGAACATCACTAGGAATACCATTATCAGGGACAGAATCGTTATTATCACTATCATTGGGTTTGTCATAGGGATTAACAAAGTTATCCGAATTGATCATGTCCTTTTCACGTTCTGATTTAATTCTCTGCATTTCTAGTTTAGGGTTTTCCACAAACGGTAAAAGTGATAATTTAGTCTCTTGGCTTAAATCAACGCCCCCCAATTGAGAGATCACATTACAAAGCATGAGTAAATCGGTCGGAACATTTGGTGTAAATCGAGTATCAATATTTTTATAATCATAGTGTTTATTCTCTTTGATTTTCAAATACTGAAATAGAAATTTTAATCGTGTACTTATAATATCCGCTATGCTATCACTCATTAATTGGCAACGCTGTTCTAATGTAATCAGCCTTCCCCTTAATGCGAGTGAACTGGTGTTACTGCTGGGTTGTTGAGAGAAATTTATATGTCCTGTACACTCATATATTTTGTCATTTAACTCTTGTAGAATAGTTTTTAAGAATGCATCGTTCAATTCTTTGATTAGAAAATCGATGTTTGCATCCTTCGGTACATTAATGATACCTTTGCTGTCAAAGAACTGTATATCTTCCTCTTTAACAACCGCTCCAGTAATCTTTAGAAAAGAACTTCTAAGATCTGAGTTTTCATTTACCCCGTTACTGAGCGTGATATTAAAACTGTCATTCAAGCTTTTAATCATATCGAAAATGGTTCTATTGATATGGCAAAATGCAACCGGGACTCTGCCAAATATATTGACCTTTCGATTTACTTCTTGAAATGTGTTATTAACATAGGTAATAATTTCATTGGGAGTATAAACATCAACATATTCATTGAAGTCAAAGGGTTTTCTATAAAAGTACATAAACAAAGTTACGATATTATTTTCATCAATCACCGCATAAGAAGTCTTTGGATTTAGGACTCTTGCACAAAATTCTCCACCTTCATTGATGTAATATAGCTCAAAAACCGTCCCATAGATGCCCAAATCTGTACATAGTGTTTGGTTATGCTTTCTACTCCAATGCGCCAAGTTGTAGTCTATATCCATAATTACATTGCCCTCCCCATTTTTAGGGATGAGACTTACAGGCTTTCCAAGGATATAGCTGGTTTCTTGGTCGATAAATATTCCTATAAAATTGCATTGAGCGATCTGATTACTTCTCCTATCTTGCGTTTGATAATTGTTCTGTATGTCATGTTTATCTTTGTAATAGTCATATTTCTGTTTGTTTAA